AGAAATTTTTCAAATATAATGAACCTACCGAAGAATATCCTACTTCTATCTCGTTTGAGAAAGAAATTATGGATAGAGTTGATAAGATATTACAAACATATAAGGAAGGTAAGCGTTGGAATCCAATATTTGACCAACATGCTAAGGACGAACCACGTCCCTTTGAGAAGATCAAAAAATTTAACACTAGATTATTTTCTGGTGGTCCCACTGATTGGGTAATTGTGGTAAGAATGTATCTACTCGGATTTATAAGATGTGTGTTTAATAACAATTTCATTTTTGAATCTGCTGTTGGAATCATCGCCCAATCTAAGGAATGGTCGAAGTTTTTCGAACATATAACAGAATATGGTTTTGAAAGAATTATCGGTGGAGATTATGCAAAGTATGATAAGACAATGGGCCCCTTGTGGGTCCTTGCTGCTTTTAAAGTAATTATTATTATTTGTAGAGCGGCTGGATTTACGGAAGAAGATCTTAATGCTATTTGGTGTATTGCCGCAGATACTGCATTCCCACTGACAAACTTTTTTGGGACCTTAATTATGTTTTTTGGAACTGAACCTTCAGGTCATTCACTCACTACTATTATTAATGGTCTTGTTGGATCATTATATGCACGATACGTTTATCGTAAGCGTGGTGGAGATTTAAGTATATTCAGATTTTTAGTGAAAGTAATGACCTTTGGAGATGACGTATTGATGAATGTTCTTAAGAAGTGTGGTTTTTTTGATCACACAGTAATGGTTGAAGAGTTAGCTAAAATTGGTGTAACTTTTACCATGGCAGATAAAAATTCGAAGTCTGTGCCATTCATTAATATCAAGGATGCCACTTTTTTAAAGAGGCGATTTGTATTTAATGATGAAGCACAAGCTTGGTTTGCTCCTTTGGATGAAAAATCAATAAACAAACAGTTAACTGTTTGGATTAGATCTAATAGCATATGTTATCAGGAGCAAATGTGCAACACAATTAGTTGCGCAGTTAGGGAATATTTTTGGTATGGTAGAGAAATTTACAATACCAAATGTGAAATGTTCAAGCGAGTGCTGAATAAGCACCCCGAATATGATCAATATGTTCATCCGAACATCTTCCCAACTTTTGACAGTCTTTTACTCGAATTTATTGAAGGTAAAGGAATGTGTATTAAAAAGGATGTTGATGTTTGTGATTTTGAATTGCAGGCCACTTAGGTGGTCACCAACCGTCAAGTTGTAAAACTGTCTGGGTTATCACATACGATATGCATAAGTTATTTACTGCTATGTATCAGGAAGTGCTCCCTGTGATTAGAGCGTGGAACTTATGTATGACTAGCTGTGGCTTTGGCTCGGTGAGTCTCTTTTTAGAGATGGTACAGTATCATACCAAAAAGCACAAACTTGATAGGTGGTGGGCGCCTCTTATCATTTTATTAAACGTCTTGCAATTCTATATTTTATTCAACTTTTAAACTGCAGAGCGAGGAGGAAACTCCTGCGGATCAAAACGGTTCAGTGAAGCCTAAGGTTTCGACTGAAGAAAATGTAACATTCTTGGATGAGAATGTCGGGGTGACGAATAGCTTTAGTGCTACTTTGTTGCCTTCAAAGCTGCTAGGGAAAACCGCTAACGTGGAGTTAGGGGATTTTCTACGCAGACCAGTTAGGATAGCTTCATTTACTTGGG